AACAGTTCCAATTAACGCTAATTGATGCATACTTAGTAGGTACTTAGTATGTACTTAGTATGTACTTAGTAGCTACTTAGTAGCTAGTCATTAGTGGCTACTTAAGTGTCCAGTTTTTTTTCACCCACACATTGTAGTCAGCGCTTCGCGCTGACTCGCTTCGCTCAGGCTTCTGATTGTAACTCCCCTCGCGGGGCGGACGTGGCATTGAAATAAATATCACTAAATGGGAAGACAAGTAAAGATAGAGAGGTGTTGAGCTGTGTTAGAGGGGCGTCGCCTTCGGCTCCGCACGGGCTGTCGTCGCGACTAAATGTCGCTCCTCGGCCCGGCTATTCAGGACAGTTCGCCCTTAGTCCCCTTTATGGGTCCCTAGCGGGACCCGGAGACTGATAGAGAGCACAGAAAGTTTGCGATAGAGTAGCGCGTTATTTGAATGGACAGGACGTGTAGATTTCAGAGAAGTGAAACTTTACTGTTTGGCATAAAAATTCGACATTTCCCGCCAAATTCGGACTCTATTAGTGGTCATAGTAACTTAGGCCATAGTACCCGAACACCCCAGTGGGAGGGGTACCAACACCCGTGCCATCGCACGCAGTCAACACCAGGAACACTGCGTTGGTCGTAATAGCCGCCACAGAGGCACCCGCACTGGAGTTGTACACAGTACTAAGCGCAGGGTCTAGTTTCATCGCGATGCGATGCTGAGTAGGAACACGGTCGGTATCCAAGATAGTTGTAGGAGAAATGATCGTGTCATCCAGGACTACAAACCTAGAATGGGACTGAGGCTGAAAGCAGGACAAAGCCGAGTCAACGTTAAACAAATCGGTAACCGTCGGGGTAGCCGCATTGGGCTGGCGGTCAACGACTAACGTTACACGCAGCATCTGAAACGCAGCAGGGTTGTGAAACAGGTTCACCTCGATGTCACACCAATGAACTTGGCGACCAACGCGACCCGCATTGGAAGTACCCTGCAGCAGACCACTGAGCAGGACCCACCGACTAGCTGAAGAAAACACGGCGGTATTGTACTTGCGACCTCCAGTGTCAATGTAATCGCATGGCACAGACTGCACCACATGCGTGACGGACATGATTAACACCTCTCGGGTAAAACACAAGGGGTTTTATAGAGTGGAACTTTCTTTACTTGGACCGTACATACACATCACTCACCACCTTACCAACACAACCGGACAGACGCGGTCACCACCGAGCCACGTTCAATCAGTAAAATACATAGTGGCAAGACCACTGTAGACCTGAACGTCCAAAGGCGACCGCCTCATCACGACATACACCGCGTTAGTGATCGCGGGGTCGGGTACATCGGGTAGACCACTGTCGCCATACTGCACTTGCACATTGACGGGAATCACTTCGTCCACAAAGACAGTGTACGCGGAACTTGGGGCAGCAGCCACACCACTAAGGCCATACGTGGGAGACTCGTACAAAACACTGAAACGATCTTGCGTGTCCAACCGTTGAACCCCATACAGTGCTAACAAACTAGTGTTGTCGTAGGTGTACACGTCTCCCACGTCCAACGTGGACGATCCGTTGCTCTGACGATCTAAGACCAAGCTCCACTGTACAAATCCAAACTGACCACCAGTCATCAAAAACGATCCGCGGACATGAACGGCAACAATGTTGACCCGGTCACCGACCCGTTGAGTGCCCCCATCCCCCTGTTTAGTTCCACTAATGTACCGAGTAACACCATACCGGTTGGCAGCAAAGCCAGCACTCCACGCAGTGTCGAGATACTTCAACTCAGACATAGTTGTTTACATAGCCATAGGCACTCGTGCCACTTTTAATAGTGACAACCTGGACAAGGCGGTTATTTACAAAAGGGCCGTCCAACAGGACGGACACCAATCCCACCTGACACAAAACACTACTTGTCGTCGTAACGAACGCGGCAAGCTACGACACTAACAGGCGCACCGGTTCCACTGGCAACATCACCGATGGCGACAAAGTACAACGCATTGGTCTGGATATCTCCAACAGTACCTGCAGTGCCAGCGTTGTATTGGACGGGGATCCCAATCTTCTTGTAGAACTCCATGGTGCGACGCGCCGCGTCGGTAGGGGTGGACGAGCTCCCAACAACTGAGGTGAGTCCGGAATCCCACAGTACCTGAAAACGAGCCTTGTTCGAGATGTTTCGAAGGGACTCGGGCAATGCGGCATCGTAGATATCCGTGAAAGCAGGAGAGGCAGCGTTTGCCTGCTTGTCCAGGACAAGCGCATAGCGAACAGCAGCTAGAGTGCCGGTAGAGCCTGCGCTCACACGGCCCTTCAACTCAATGGACTTCATCGTGACGCGACGACCAATACGCGTGGACGCAGTGGTGCCCTGGGCCAGGCCATTGAGTAGCACCACACGGGCAGTAGTAGAATCAGTACCGCCAGCAGCAGTATCCACGAAGTTCAACTCGTTACCACCAGTGGACGAAAAAGAGAACCCTCCAGTGCGCATGGTAGACGGCGGTGCGGAAGCAGCAAGGGCTTGAGCGGCAGCCTTAAGGTTGACACTACCTGATGCACGACTGTAGCTTGGACCACGAAAAGCCTTGGGGTTGTACGCAGATGGAACGTAAGTGCGCGCGCTCACAGAGCGCTTGTTATTGCTTGACATAATTGCCAGTGAAACAAGTTGTTTCAATGCGAGGAGGGTTACTTTTATACCACTGAATTTATTGGACAGGACACTCAAACCACACGGAAAAGGTTTACAACTTTAATTAACAACTAATAATCCGTGTCATCGTCTTGGGAGGAGGGCATGCGCTGGGACTGATCCGCATCTTCCCACTCGAATTGCTCACCTACGGTTTCTCGGGTGAAGATCTGAGCGTTCTGACGGTGCAAGCGAGGTAGACCGGTAGGCGTCGGCGGGGAGGGTAGCGCAGAGATCGGCTCGACCGCAGAGGCATGCTGGACAGCTTGCACAAGGGAACTCATGACGCTGAAGGGGGAGCTCGCAGCAGGAAAATTGGTTACGGTGAAACGCCGCTTGAGGGCCTTGACCATCGCCTCGTCGGAGCTCCATAGTTGTTCGATGGTGTAGTTGCTGGTCACAACAAGTTGTTGAGGGCGAATCTGCACAGTCGACCCCTTCTTCTCAGCAGCGAAGCGCCACTTGTCGGCCCAGATTTTGAGGTAGTGACCCATCCAGGTCTGGCTCTCGGAGTCCAAGTCCTCAAGAAGGACAACCTGGTGAGCACGGGGATTGAAGCCATCCCACCACTTGTTCATCGGCTTGAGGTAGAGTTTCTCCGCAGAAGTCAGGTGACGAGCTGCATGAGACTTGCCACACCCAGGAGGCCCAACGTACCAGAGTCCACAAACGTCAGACAAGTCAACGGCCATGGGCGCGTGATCGTTGGCGATCGCCTGAAGCGTGCGGTAGTGCTGGACGTACGCAGAACCCTCGACCGACTCGATATCTCCGGCAATAGCCTGAGACTTGATGGCCGCCCACTTGGCAGCAGCGGCAGTCGGGCCAGCGAGTTGCCCGGTAGCAGCTGGGAGAACGCCCTCTTCCACGAAGTCGCCATCCTTCTTGCAGTAGGTACTGGCCTGGAGCGGAGTACCCTTGGCAGGTTCCCAATGAGCGGTCCCGGAGACTTTCTTGCACTCAGACATACGCTTCCGGTCTTTGAACACAACGTAGCCCTGAAGGTGCTCCGTGCCGGTGCCCGGTGCCTTCTCTCGTCCATAGACGAGATACTCGTACGAGTCAGGTTCAAAGTCCTTCATCGAAGAGGGAGAAGGGTTGTTGATGGTAAAGCACCACGCCTTCCCGCGGAATTTGGCAGCAGCTGCAGATGCAGACATGGATTTATCTGGATGCAGATAAAATAAAAGACGGAAAGCAGATAAGCAGATATATGAAAAATTGCAGATTGCAGATTGGACAGCATAGGACAGGACAGCAGAGTCTAGGGTAATACTAGGATTTCATCCTTACCTAGACTCTGATAAAATACAACAGGGGTAAATTATTTTGACATGTTGTCATTGTCCAGTCCTTATATAGCGCTGTTTTATATCTGTGCGCCAAAAACCGGCTTAGTTCCACGCCAAAAACCGGCTTGTTTTATTGCAGATATCTGCTAAAGCAGATTTATCTGTGCAGATATCTGTTGGAGCAGATACTGCAGATATCTGCAGTTACAGATTGCAGATATCCACATCAAATTTATTCACGTGATCTTGCAGATACTTCCATCATTTGATGACCACCCCAATCCACGCAGAGAACACGGGGTCATGTACAGATTGGCTGTGTTCTACTGTTTGTCTACTTAGTTGCTGCGTAAGTAGCGCAGATACGGCTTCTGTGCAGAAGATGGAACGCAGTATGAGTGAAGACGTACAGTATAGTAGCGTTGTTAGTGTTCGTGTTCGTTCCTCTAGCAGGGAGAGCGTAGAGGAGAGGCCACATACTTAGTAGCTACTTAGTGGATACTTAGCAGACCTTTAGTAAAGGAACACTTCCACATCAACAGTTCCAATTAACGCTAATTGATGCATACTTAGTAGGTACTTAGTATGTACTTAGTATGTACTTAGTAGCTACTTAGTAGCTAGTCATTAGTGGCTACTTAAGTGTCCAGTTTTTTTT